AACTTGTCAGAAGAACAGGCAAAATTCATGTTAATTAGGGCGGTTCAAATGGGATTTAAGAATGGGTTATATTCGTTAACCGAATCTGAAATTGTTTCTAAATCACTTAGAATGTTAAAATAAAAAAGGGGTCTCACGGAACCCCTTTTTTATTTCTTACAATTTGTTACCACAAGACGGACAAAATTTATATTTTGATTTTGTCTTGATACCACATTCGGTACAGTAATGTTTAATATCCTCTGTGGTGACATTTTTATTACCTAATGGTAATATTTTAAATCTTATAGAGTTAGATACCAAAAAATTAAAAGTTTGATTTGATGAATTGGTAAATTGTTGATTTGATTTTTCACCTTTTTCAACCCTACCTGTCTCAATAGATTTTTTAGATTTAACACTTCTGATGTTTGGAACTTCAAATGTGTTTGTTTCTCCAACAACTGATGATGTATTAGTAAAATATGCGTTTGATGAGTTATTGGTAAAAGTTATATCACCATAATATGGAGAACCTGTGTTAATGTGTGACCAACCAGTATTCCAATTTCCACCTGAAAGGTGAGGGTAAATCCTAACTTCCTGTTCATCATAGAACTCAACCATTACATCTCCATTTAAGTCAATTGCATCACGATTCTCGGACGTATCTTTAACTTCATAGGTACTGAACTCAAACTTGTTATTTGAGTCAAGGAAACGCTCTAAAAACACCCTTTGACCTGGTCGTAAAATAATACCACTCGTGGAGATATACTGACCATTCAGTTTGATTTTACAAAGAACCGATGTTTGTTTTGGATTATGAATTTCGAATTCGAAATTATCTTTGTCGTTAAGGAATACGACATTACCATTGTAGATTTTTAAACGCGACTTTTTCTTTGTGATGTGAGCAGTCGGCTTGCTCACGATAGTTGTTGTGTAATTCATTTTTTTTTAATTTTAAAATAGTTAATGACTATGTTACCAATACCTTTGTGTCCGTGAACACTCAACAGCTTTTGAGGGCTGGGGACTGATAATCTAAAATCTAATAATAAATATAAACTGTTTAATTTTTCTGTAAATAAAAAAAGGAGACAATTTCTTGTCTCCTTTTTGGTATCTAAATAAGATATTGATTATCTCAATTCTCTTAAGTCGAATGTACGTACACCATCAACCGTGATACGTCCGTAGAAACGGTTATTAACCATTTTCTTAGCGTATCTCGTCATTATACCTTTGATAGGTGTAAAGTTGAATGGATTGTACATTGTAGGTGTTAATTGTAGAGGTACATACGGTGCGTAGATGTAACCTGTGTCAAGTAAAGACGTACCTTTGTGACCCAACAACACTTGGTTTGGTGGGAAGTAAGGGTCTCTATACACTTGGTAACGACCAGCTAATGTACCAACTCTTTCAATACCCATGTTGTATTGGTCTTGCTCAGGAGCCGCGTTTGATACGTGGAAGTATTCCAAGTCATCAAAGATAGCACTGATTTCAGAAGAAACAACAATCCAGTTAGCTCCACCTCTTAAGGTAGATTTGTGGATTTGAGCCGAAATTTGGTTGATAGCGGTAATCAATGTTTGATTCCAGTCTTTTTGAGTGTAAGGAACTGCACTTGAACCAAGACGTTTCCAACCATTGTAATCCCAACGTAAGTTCCAAGCTGCACCTTTACGTAAATCTCTTAAGATTTCACGGTCGATTTCAGCCGCAACTTGCTCAGATAATAAAGCTGTTAATTCAGCTTCAGCATCGATGTTGTGGAACGCTGCAACGTCTTGTGCCATTTCTGGAGACCATTGAGCTCTTAATTTTCTTTCTGTTACAGAAACTGTAACTGACATAAGGTCGAAAGATACCTCACCAATTCTATCTTCAAATTCTAAGTTTTTGTAGATTCTGTAAGTTGCAGTAAATGCATTGTCAGAAGCAGTTGAAGAAGAGAATGTTGAACCTGTGTAACCGTCCATAGAACCACCACAAGTAATACAAACTGGTACCTGTAAATCAACTTCTAAGTAGATTTTACCTTCAGCATCACACATGTTGTCATATTGACCACCATCAGTTTTACTGTTAGGGAATACTAACGTAGAGTTGTTATTACCATATTGTACAATACCTTTACCATATCTTTGAGTTACAACTCTAAATAAGTAAGGGTTAGTTGTGTTTCCTGAAGTGTAGTTATTACCTGCAACACCATAGATAGTTAAATCAGATAAGAACGCTTCGTTGTCCATTGGTTGACCATCAGGACCGATTAATTTACCAGCACCATCAGCCGCAAAACCTGACATAACAATAAGAACTTTTCTGTAGTTGTCAGTACTATAACCTGTTGGAACTAATTGGTCTGCTAACCAAGATACAGTTACAACTGGAGCTGTGATTGCAGAATATTGTCCTTTAGAATAGTCAAATAAACCTGGTGGGTCTAATGCTGGTTCGTTACCTTCGTAGAATCTATCGTAAAGGTCTTTAGTGTTGTTGTAGTCATAACCACTGTTTGGTGTTTGGTCAGCCGCAGCGTTTGGTGAACCATAAGGTGCGTAGTGAATACCTGTAGTAGCTAAGTTAGCTGGGTCAGTGTAAGCCTGAATGTTAGGTACAAAGTAAAATAATTTACCGATAGGTAAGTTCATTGCTTGTACTGATACGATGTCATTCGCTAATAATTTAGAGAATACACGTCTTACAATTGGGAAAACAACTGTTTCAAATGCACCTGTGTCAGATGTAGATGATGCTTCGTTAATTAAGAACGATGCTTGGTTTTCGTATAATTGTGCTACGTTTTCTCTCATGTGACCTTTAAGACCTTCTAAAAAGCCTAATTTGTCCCATTTGTTGATTGTGTCTTCTTTGATAACTTTAAGGTGTTTTAACCCGATGTTACCTACAAGACCTGATTCTAATAATGCTCCCATTTTAGTATTTGTTTTGTTTTTAAGTTTATTTTATTTTTATTTTTTTAACCTAATTTACCCATTAAGTCCTTCATTCTTAAGAATTGAGGATTTTCATAAGTTTTTGATTCAATTAGAGTTGTTGATGAACCTGTAGAAACTGATTTGTTTAGTTTTGTTGCTACCGATTCGTTAATTGATTTTGTATCCACAGTATTTAATTCGTCTTTGATTGACTTATAAAGATTTTTAGATTCTTTTAAAGTTTCAACATCATCGAATCTTCTTAGGATGTTTATTTTTTCTTTTTTAGTGGTTGAGTGTTCTGTGAACAATCTTGTTGCGTAAGCTAAGTTTGAATTAAAGATTGCAACTTCGTTAAGTTTTTCTCTAAACACATTCAACGCTTTTCTGTACTCTTCATTCTTTTCTCTCAACATTCTAACTTCTTCTGAAGTAGTTGATTCAACTTTAACACCATTTTTACCATAAACATAGTTTCTGTTATTTGTGATGCCTTTTCTTAATCCTCTACCTTCTTTGGAACCCATTCCGTATGTTCTAGCTGCTTCTTTTGTTTCAGTTTTTTCAAAAGCCTCTTTTCCTTTAGAATTTGTCATACCTTTTTTAGTTGTGTAATCTTCTTCACCTTTATGTGTTTTAGATTTATCACCTCTATTCATTCCGTAATCACCTTCTTTAGTTTCTGCTTTAACAACTTTGGATTTACCTCCCATATTTTCACCTTTCTTGTATTCGAATTTTGCTTTACCAGTACCAACTGATTTAGGACCTACTTTTTTCTTTTCATCAAATCCGCCTTTAGCTTTATCTTTGTAAGAAAATTTAGGACCTGAGCCCATTCCAACACCTTTAGGTTTGTAAGTTTCATTTCTTAAATCGTCCATACCATGTTCTTCTTCCATTCCAAGATAGTCAGAATCTGCGTCTTCTTCCATTCCAATATAGTCAGAATCTGCATCTTCTTCCATTCCAAGATAGTCAGAATCTCCATCTTCATCTAATGTGATTTCATAAACAACTTCTTCATCGTCAAAATCTTCAACATCTGAAGGTTCAACATCAGATACGTCACCGTTGTCAGAGAAAATAGCATTAATAACGTCATCAACCGATTCGTCGTATTCTCCGTAATTCATATGGTCCTCCATTTCGTCTAATTGAGATTCACCAAGCTTAACAAGATATTCTACGTCAGCATTATCATCGGTTAAATGAACGTTTTCACCATCTTTTTTTACAATGATACCGTCATCTTCACCCATAGCTTTGAATACTTTCAAGATTTCCTCGTCAGAAGCGTCAGTTAAATCTATTGGACTTTCTTCTGAATCCATGTCCATATCCATGTCAACATCCATATCCATATCATCTTCATCAGAGTCCATGTCTACATCTGTATCGATATCCATTTCCATTTCATCGTTATCAGCATCCGTATCAACGTCTGCATCTAAATCAATCTCATCTTCTTCTTCTTGTTCGGAAAGAGATTCTTTTACTAATTGGTTGATTTCTTCCTTCATAGTTGAAGCAAGTATTCCTTTTGCATTTTCGGCTATTGCTTCTTCAACTTGTCTCATTTGAATAAGAGCCTCTTGGACTAAAGATTTGTTTTCTTTCATGAAAATCTATTATTTTTACAATATAAATAGTGTCAAATAACAAAAAATTCACTTTCGAGGTTACACAATCTTACTTTTATTTTATAAAAAAGTTTGGAGCATAAAAAAAGTGGTCGTTAAACCACTTTAATTTTTTATTCAATAACTTCGTCAATTTTACTTTCCGATACTGAGGTTATCCTCCAATCGTTTGTAAATCCTTGATACTTTTCGGTAACCTTAGCCTCGACATCGGTTACTGAGAATCCTTTAACAAGTTTCTCTTCTCTGATTTTTTTGATTTTACCTGTATTCTCATCAGGTAAATCGTACTGAATTTTTGCTACAAAATATTTTTCGTCCATAATTTATTATTTTCCCAAATAATCGGTTAATTTTCTCATTAAGTCAACTCCTTTAGTTTGAAATTCCGAATTTTCAGGTGATTTGTATTTTTTTTCTTCTTCTAAGTTCTCTTCGTACTTATCTCTATCGTCAGGATTAGTGAATAAATAAGCCCCTGGTGTTGATGGAGATGATACTAAGTCAAAACATATTAATTCAAAATCATCTTGTACTTCATTTCTTTCGCCAACCTTTTTTAAGGAACCTACTCCTCTTGAAGAAACTCCCATAGTAACACCTTGTCTCATTAAATTAGCTGCTTGGTCTCCTTTAGTGGAAACAATACCTCTTTCATGAAAACCTGGTGATGTTAACAATTTAAGTTTACCCATTAAGATATTTCTATCCCACCATATCTCTGTGATGATGTGGGATACCCTATCTAAGTCAATTAAAGACGATTCAGGGTGATTAAGTTCTGAAGTGGATAAACCCTTTTCAATTGCTTTTTGATAGTTTATAGCTTCTCTCTTTAATATTCTTTCAGGATAAAATCTTCCGTTTCTATTTGGTGTATCGTATTTTTGTAATACCGCATAAAATTCAAAAGGATTTCTATAATCTAACTCCTTTGCTTCTCTTAACATCTCGGCGTTACGAATGTCTTTTGGTGATATCCAACCTGCGTCGGTTTCAACCAATATTCCATGACCTACTTCGCTTGCTTCTAAAATTCTTAATTGTTTCATGAATTCTTTTTAAGATAAATATACGATATTACTATCTTTTTAATATTAATCGTTTTTAGAAGGTGAAAATTCAAAGTATTTGTTTTGGATTACATTCTCTTTAACTATGTTTTTAATGATTGCTTTAACCGAATCTTTTATTTCAGGACATTTGAAATCTATTTCATTGTTGGTATATAAATTAACCTCTAAGTTTAAAAAAGATTTTTTACCGTGTGAAATACCACTTGTCCTAAGGTCCAAATCAACTATACTTTGTTCTTTAAATAATTCGTGGTTTATTGAGTTGAATACCGAATGTTTAATATCTCGGCTAAGATTACAAACAACTCTATTCCAATTGTTATGTTCAAATTTAGGTGTTACCCATGATTGTATGTTAATGTATAATGATTTTAAATTTTTTGAATCTACTGTTCCGTAGACAGATTTAATTGGATTATACAGATTTAACTTTACACTTTTTCCTTTTTTCATTAAGTTTCATATTGTCAATGTTTATTTATTTGTTAAAATAATAATAAAAATTAGTTCTATTGTCAAAAACTTTCTGAAATATTAAGATATTTGTATTATATGTTAAAAGTAGATGTAAAAAAAGATGGGATAGAAAAGGCCCTAAAGACATTAAAGTCAAAAGTAATTAAAACTAAACAAAATCAGATGTTGTTTGGTAAAAAAGAATTTGTTAAAAAGTCGGTGGAAAGAAGACAACAAAAGTTGAAAGCTTCTTACGTTCAAAAGATGAAATCTAAATTAGATTGATTCTTCTAAGTTCTTTAACTTAAGGAAATTAAGTTGGTCAAATTTTTCAACTTTCAATCTATCAATTGTTTCAGACAATTTTGTCTTAATTTCAAATTCATTTTCGTTTTCTAATAGAGTGTTCAATTTAGAGATTGTACTTTCTTTTAAAGTTTCAAATTTTTCTTGAAGTAATGAAGTATCTTCAGACATTAATTGGATGAATTCTTTTTTGGTTGATTCGTCAAGATTATCAAGATAACCCTTCATTGTTTGGTTTGCAATACTAACCATAGATTTTAAAGGAATATTAATTGATTCCTTTATAGTTTCAGGTTTTTGTGAAACCAATGTCTTAATCAAAGTCTTCTTTGATTGAACTCTTTCCATTAAATCCAATTTGTTAGTATAAACTAACGAATCAATATTAGAATATTTGTTTGAAACATTCTGATATGTTGTTTTTGGTGTTTTAATTGTTGGTACCAATTTTTGAATTAAGGTAATTCCTTCTTCCAAGAAATCTTTTGCATCGGCTTCGGTTAATCCTTGAGGTGTAGTTAATTGGTCGTATAAAGAATATAATTTTGACATATTCTTATTGTTCAAAACATTATGTTTGAACTCTTTTAACGATTTTTTAAATTCCTGCTCATTTTTGTAGGATTCTAATAAATTGTTTTCAATTATGGATTTAATTTGTCCGAAAGTCATTTTGTCTATTTTCAATATAAATATTACGAATTTAGTAACTTATCCAATTCTTTTGAAATTTCTCCCAAAGAATCTTGACCTTGATTCAAATTTAAAAATCTTGATTTTTCTGCAAAATTATTTTCTAATAAAATATTCATATTTGCCCTTTTAGATTCAGGTGTTACTTCACCTCCTGCTGGTGGTGCAGTTTCACCTCCTGCTGGTGGTGCAGCTTCTTCACCTGCTGGTGGTGGAGCTGTTTCAAAACCTCCTCCGCCAAATGATGGTACGGCACCCGTATTTTCACCCCCTGTAGTTGCGGCAGCATTTGCAGTTGCTCCTGAAGTATTACCATACAATTTGTCAATATTATCAAATAGACCTGTTTTGGTAATAACGGTAGGAGTTGCTTTAAGCTCTTCACCAACGGCTCTTTCAATTCTTTGTTGTTGTAAATCCAATCTAATTTCTTCATCAGACCAGTTAAAGATATGTTTCTTAGCCCAAGTTGATGATGTAGGTTGAATACCATTTCCTGGGTCGGCAACCAAATCTTTATACAATAACACTTTTTCTTTCCATACATC